GCTCCCTCAGGAATCGGGCGCCTGTTTCGATCGCTTCCCAGACGATCGTTTCGGGGCAGTAGGCGAATCGCTCACAGGAGAAGAATTGATGGTTGGGCCAGAGGTCGTTGACTCGCCAGAAGATTGCACCCCAGTCGGTTGGGGCAGGTCGGGCTTTCCCAGGTTTTCGGCCATCGCCTTCAGCATCTCGGCTGGATCAACCGGCGCGGCGCCTCCCCGCTGCTCACGCAACATGAAGGCGTAGACAGCGTCACGCAACCCCTCGGTAAGGCCATCGGTGTCATCATCGGTCCACTTGGCGCAGTCAGGATCCACCTTGCCCAGGCGGTAAACGATCCCAGCGGTGACCAATCGGGTTACCTGAGCTTGATTCTGAGCGGACAAGAGGTTATCGATGTCCCTGATCAAACGGTGCTCCCGCAGACGGATAACGTCTTCCAGGGGCTCCAGTACCACGGGAATGCCGATATGACGCGCCATCAAGCGTGCGGCCACTAGGTTGGCGGTTGCCTCTGGTAGGTCGTCGATCTCGCGGATAACCTGGGCCAGTCGGTGGGTCTGTTCTGTGACCGTGGACTGATAGCCGATCTGATCGAGCATGATCCGCTCTCCAGTCAGCAGGGCATTGAAAACGGGGAACTGCAGGATGCCGGTGCTTGCATCTCCCACGTACTCGACCTTGACTTCTGGGGCGGTGACAAAGGGTAGGGGCACGGTGCTGTTGTGTTTTCTCAGCTTGCCGTAGTGGCTTAGGGAAGCGCAATGGCTTATGATGGGGGAGCTGGGGCTTTGCGCTGGCGTGGGCGAGCGTCTGACGCTACGACCGCTGCCCTTCCCCAGCACCCATTCATCACCATCACCATCACCACCACCACCGCTGACACCGAGGACTTATTTGATGATTTTGTCTGATTTTGTTCCCACAGGCTTTAGCTATAAAGGATTGAACAATTCTTTCTTTTTCGCTGAGGTAACTGTCACTATCACAACGGGTGCGCTGTGGTGGAAGAAAACTGAAGCGTCAAGACGTAAAATCGCCCGTGATCGCTTTGGGGTGTTTTGGTTTTTTGTCGATGACGGCGAACTGACCCCCGGATTCCAGGCCGAAGAGCTAGAGCGCTCTTTCAACGCCACTAATCATTACCCCTCTTCCCACCACCACCGACCATGACCGACTTTCGTGCCTTGTGTGCTGAGCTTGTTAATGAGCTAGCGGCCTGGCAACAGGCTGACGATCTTTACAGTGATGGCGGAACTATCCGTGGCGACGCTGACTACGATCTAGTGACTCGCGCCAGCGCCGCTCTGGACGAGCCGGAGGAGGGGCCGAGCGATCAAGAGCTATACGACCTTTGGGACAAAGAAGCGGAATACTTTGCTTTGTATGGCGAAGCATGGCGGTTTGCCCACGCCGTTCTCGCTCGCTGGGGCCGGCTTGCAGTGCCACGGGCAAGCGATGGGCCGACAGACGATGATTTAAGGGCGCAAATAATGCTATGGCTGGGTTGCACGGATCTCCCTTCCGATGATCAGGAATTGCCAGACCCCCTGTACGTCCCTGAGTTACTGGACTTACTCAGCGCCACCCTCGCCCGCTGGGGCCGCCCCGCCCCCGCGCCAAAGCCCATCCCGGTGAGCGATCGGCTGCCGGAGGACGGGGATTGCCTGGTCACCAGCCTTGAACTGCGCTACTGCTGGTGGGCAAACGAGGTCTACCACGGTGTTTCGTGTACTGGCTGCCGGCGTCAACATAGCTCCTGCCGACGACGGTAGACAGCGACGCTGACGTAGACAACACCATGGAGAAATGCTGATGCACGCGATCCTGTTGATCACGCCGTATGCAGTTGCAGGGCTGTTTGCTTGGCTTGTGATCGGCTGCGTAGTCTGGGCCGCACTTGATCACAAAGATCAGAGGCTGCTTCGCTGGGCAAGCTCCTGCCCGGTACCACTCGGGTACGAATTGACATTAATGTTGTGGCCGCTGTTGATCGCGTATGCAATTTGCCGACGACGCTAGACAGCGACCAGCCCACCTAGCCCCGCGCTACCGCCACCTGGATGCGTTGCTGCAGCTTCTGCCCCAGTGGATACACGGGGATCCCTGGGGCCTGCACCGCGCCACTCACCGCATCTGTCCAGGGCCTAGCCGGCAGAATGGTGCCGTTGCGCAGGCGGGCGCCTGCATGCACGGCAGTGGCATAGCCGGCGCTCCAGCGAGCTTCCAGCGTGTAGGGACCAATGAAGCTGTAGGTGCCGCTTTGTCGCAGAGAGCCGGTGTCCACGATGTTGCGCGGGCTGCCGACCACTCCGACCCGACGCCGTGTTTCCCGTGGCCAGTTCCATGCCGCAGGGTTGAAGCTGGCCTGATACCGGCCGAATAGCTCTATCAGGGTCTTGCGGGCGATCTCCTGCAGCATCCGGTCCGTTGCCCCAGAGCTGGATGCTGTGACCGTGGTTTCAACGCGGATGGACATAGCTCACACTGCAGTAGAAAGTGCCGCCCTGAACTTGTCCCCCAGGGCTTCCCGTAGTTCAATCCCGATCCCGCCGACGCCAAAGGGCTGGCTCAGCTCCAGCATCCTCAACTGCCCCTGCTCGGTACCATCGGCCAGGGTGGGCAGTGTTGACAGGTTGGTTAGCACCGCCTTACCTTCGGCGCCTGGCAGCATCCCAGCCGGCCGGTGGCCCGTCTCATTCCAGCTCAGCGACGACCCGGCAACCAGCCAGCTGGCGGAGCCCAGCAGCGCCCAACGGGTGAGGTAGCCCTCCAATATCAACGCTCCTGCCATCACCCCCGGCAGATCCTGCTCACCGCGGCCTTGGCTCTTGGCAAAGGCCTCGACCACCACCGCAGGGCCAGCAGCAGGCACCCCAGCGCGGAAGTTGGTGATCGCGCCAGGTGGCGTCCAGACCATCCTCAGGTTGGCGTATTCAGCGAAGTCAGTGGCCATCAGCTACGCACCAGTTGCGCCATTCCGCCGCCGACTACCGGTTTGATCCCCAGGGACTGGACGATCCGGCCTTTTAAGTCGGCCAAACGAGCGGCGAGCACGGCGCCTGCCGTCCCACCAGAACCGCCGCTTTCGTACTTCACGCGCAACAGGCTGGTATCCCACTCCAGTACGTCGGCCTTGCTCTTCAGGTCCTCGCGGGTCAGGGTGGTGCCGGGGACCGGGCCTTCGTAGCTCCCCGCATTGCCCAGATGCGCCGTGTTGCCCTCCACCCGTTCGGCGTAATCCGCCTCCAGGTTCTCGATTTCGTCGATCCATCGTTGCACCTGGGTGACGGCGGCAGCGGAAGTGATCGCCACCCGGTTGAGGATTGACGTCAGCTCGGTCAGGTTGGTCGTCGACAGTGGCCAGCCGGCATACCCTCGAATCAGCTCACGGTCATCCCGTGGCGTCACCCGCCAAAGGGCGTTCAGGGTTGGGATGGTCATGGTGCGGTGCGATCTGCTGCAGGTTTCCGGGAAAGCTGCGGTAGTAATCGGAGATTCCCGTGTACGGCAAATCGGCAAGCAAGGGCGCAGGCAAAGGCGCAATGGCGATGGGCAAGGGCAAGAAGGGTGGCAGCTCAATGTCCATGGCGATGCCGAAGAAAGCCAAGCCCGCCAAGTCTGCCAAGTCTGCCCGTCCAAGGGCCAAGTAATCAGCCTGGGGCGTGCCACTGCCTGATTCTTGCCGCCCTGTCAGCACAGAAGAACGGCTGATCGTGGTACCAGGCCCAGACATCGCAATGGTTCTTGGCCACGTTGCAGCCGGCACAGGCCGGGACTAGGTTGGCGCGGTGGGTGGTCCCCCCCTTGGCCTTGGGGATCACATGATCGAGCGTGACCTTCTCGGGCTGACAGCCGCAGTAGGCGCAGGCTCCATTCCAGGCATCAATGATCTCGCGACGGAAGGTGCTCTTTGTGAGCCGCTTGGTCACCAGCACCGTTCCCTCAATGTGGGACGCCGCCTAGGCGAGCTTCTGCAGCCAGACGCGGGCGCCGACGCTGATGGATCGCTGCAACATGGTGACGACCTTGTGGCCGCTGCGTGGCGACATAGCCACGGCAACTTCACGCAGCACCTGCCGCGTAGCCTCTTCATCCCTGGCCCCTACGGTGGCATGAAGGGTCAAGAAGGCCCGCAGTTCGGGGGGCATCATCGGTGCGTGGCGTTTCCTCAGCTTGCCAGGGTGGCTTAGGGAATGACAATGGCTTAGGATGGGGGAGCTGGGGGCCTCATGGGAGTGGGGCTGACGCCCCGGCACCCATTCACCACTACCGAGGATTTGGCCATGGCCAACACCGAATTCTTAAGCCTTACCGACTCGGAGACAGGAACGCCAATCTACCTGGATCCTTTGAAAATTGCATCTATACAGCAGATAGCTGCGTGTGATCAATTCGCAAGACGTACGCGGATTGGTTTAATTGAAACATCGCAGACGTATCTAGTTTCGGAAGACGCTACCCAGGTAGCACTCGCCACTGGGCGCGGCTTTTTTGGTCCTAAAGACACACAAAAGACGGATTAAACCATGCAACCACGAGCACAGCACCTTGAATGGTGCAAGAAACGAGCACTGTTCTGCGTGGATCGGGGCTATCTGCAGCAGGCACTGAGTTTGATGATCAGTGACCTTAGGAAGCACCCTCAGACCGCAGACCATCCAGGTATTGCGCTTGCCGTGGGCAGGATGGCTTTTGGCGACCTGACGACAAAAGAACAGGTGCGCGAGTTCATCGAAGGCTTCAACTAATCACCACGCGACCACCCCACCCATTCGCCATTACCACCGATGGAAACCCGTGCTCAAAAGCTTTTTCGAGAAATCAAAGAAGAACGCGCAAGGTTTGAAGCAATGATGAATACTAGACGGTCGTCACATCTCTTTGAAGTGTGCGCTTGGCCGTCTTACCAGGGAACCCCCTGGAAAACAAACTCTTATTTACTTGCAATAATTTACAAGATTATACGGGTTATTCGATGCGATGGTTTAGTTGAGATATTTTACTTTGATAGCATTGGGGGAGTATATAATACAAGCCGAGAGCGTAACTGGCGACAGCGTGCTCACGATTGACACCATTCCCGCCATCCACCTATTCGCCATCACCACCAATGACCGACTCAGACTTTAGATCCGCACTGAAGCAGCTTGCTGATGCTGTTGACGGGTGGGAGATGGAACTAGCCGCTGATGATCCGCTGGCCATTGCCATGGATCACGCTCGCAAGCTGTTGCAGACAGCCGAGAGGGGCGAGCGGCTTTCATCCGGGAAGCTGGTCAGCGAACGGCTTGACGAGCTTTTTGCCGAGGTTCAGCAAAGGGATCTTGAGCCTGCTGAAGTCATCCTAGGCAGCCGTGCCTTTCAGTTTTATTGCAAAGAGATGCACGTATACGCCCGAGGCGGAAGATTGCACAGTGGCTACAATGGCCTCCCGGTAACCAAAAGCGACTCAGAAGCCGCAGAATTTGTTGCTATTGAATGCCAATAGTGACGCCACGCTCCTAATCCCCTTACCGATGACCGACCCCCGCATCATTGCCCAAAGGCACCTGGCTCAGGCCATGGCCCGTTATGAAGCTCGCGCTCAAGCCCAACTGGAAGGACCAAGCCTCGCCGATGTTGCTGAGTTGTGCGCTGAGTTTGAGTACCACATTGACAGCGACGACGACTACAGCCTTGGTATCCTACGCGACGTGATCACCGCCGCCATCACCCGCTGGCGTGCTCCGGTTGCCCAGACTCCAGCCCAGCCGGTGAATCTAGCCGAGCTGCATGACCCCGGCTTCTCTGGCGGCCTGACGCCAAGCCAGCACCTTGACGTGGTACATGGTGGGGCGGATCCTCGGGCTGCGGCATCGACTGAGCTTCCTCCCCGCGCAGGCCACATCCTGCGGTTGGCCGAGATCATCAGGGAAGTGGACAGCCAAAGCCACTCCGACACCTTTGTGCTAGGTGCTGCAGCCCTTGCTGAGGCGATCCTGGCGCATCCTGGGTTCAGCGGCTGCCACGATGGCCCCGTAGCCGCGCCAGCGCAGGCGCAAGGAGTGTCGGAGGACCGCTATGAATTTTTCCTCGTCGGAGTGTCGGAGGACCGCTATGAATTTTCAGTCGTCGATAGCGACGGTTGCGAGATGGCTGGTGGCAGTGCGCCAACGCTGGATGATGCAATCCGAGAGGGTCGTAACTACCTTCGCCAATACAACCAAGACGGCCCGCATAAGCTGGAATTGCGCCGCGTCCTAGTGTTGGATCATTCGGAGGTTATCCATGACTGACGCCACCCCCAACCTCCTGCCCTGCCCGTTCTGCGGGGGCACTGAACTAAGCATTCGCACAGACCTTCAAAGCAGCATTGCCTATGTCGTTTGCAGCAACTGTGACGCACAGGGGCCGCCTGCCAGCTTCGCAGAGATGTTGTGGGAGAAAGAAGAAGCCGCCGCCGGCTGGAACCAGCGCAGCCCCTGGTATCCGATTGAAACGGCGCCAGTGGATGGGACTTTGGTTTTAACTATTTCCGAGTCCCGTTACCTAGAAGAAGTGATTAGCGATAATTACAGGCTATGTAATTTTAGCTTTTTGCAGTATAACAGAACAATGGATACGTGGGTAGATCGGCTTGGTTCGTCTGGCTATTTTCCCACCCACTAGCTACCCCTCCCCATCCCGCCCAACACCCCTAACCCCCATGCTTGACGCCAACACCCCAGCCTTCTGGCAGCAGTACTCCAACGGCGCCACCGTCTACGACCGCACAGGGCGCCAGTTGCGTGGCGTGGTGGGCTGCGACCCGGAGACGGGGGAGGTGATCAGCGTAGTAGGCATGGACGACTACCCCGATTCAGACGATGAGGGGGTGCTTCCGGTCGTGGTGGGGGAGGTACGGAAACGTCGGCGGTTTCATCCTGCCCCGCTGACGATTGAGCCTTGCCAGTGGCTCCATATCGGGATTGACAAGCCCTAACACCTAGCCACTCCTTCTAGCCGCCAATTCCCCCACCGCCTCGCTGAACGTCCGACCACCTACCGGAGCATCCAACGGCGCCGATGGCTGCAGGCTGCGCGTGCGATCGGGGAACAGGTAGCGCTCGCTGGCGGTTGGTGCGGTCAGGGCACGCTGCAGCAGCCCCCTGGCCCGTTCCTCGCTGATCCCCTCCGCCTTGGCCAGGGCCCTGACCCCTGCCGCCTGCTCCTCCCGCCAGAAGTCGTTGTCGAGCAGGGTGTCACGAATCGCCGGGTCCGCCTCCAGCACCTCATCAGCCGGCAGCGGGACCGGCATGCAGCGGCATTGCGGGTGGGCGGGGATGACCACCTGATCAGCCGGGTAGATTCGCCCATGGCGACTGAGGCACCACCTGCAGGTGCGTTCGTCAGTGGCGGCCACCCAGCGGATGAAGCTGAAGCCCTCGGCCAGGTTGTGATCGATGGCCCCCTTGACATAGGCATTGGCCAGCTCTGACCGGGCGATCACTTCGGCGCGCTGCCGTAGCCCCGTCCGTGAGGCCTTGCCCGAGGGGTCGGTTGTGCCCTCTAGCGCCCCAATGATCTGCCGTTCAAGCCGGCGAGGCCCCCAGCCACGGGCGACCCCTTCGCTGACGATCTGGGCGATTTGATCACGGAACCGTGCGGATTCACCCGACATGAAGGCGGTAGCGGTCTGTGCAGCGGCGCGGATCGCCAGCGGATTGGCCCCGGCGAAGGTGGCGCTGGCGCTGGTGACGATCGACTGCAGCGCGGCCGCAGCTTCACCGCCAACGGCTAGGGCCTCGACCAGATCGGTGGTGAACTGGCGCTGCCAGGCGGCGATCTCTTCTGGCGGCAGGAACTGCTGAGCGTCCTTGAGAATGGCCCGGTACTTGGTGGCTGCTTCGGCGGAGCTGTAGGCACCAGGGGCCCTGATGGGGTTGCCTTCGGGGTCAAGATCGGAGGGGCCTACGGCATTGAGGTAGGCGGCATAGTGCCGCTTCAGGTCACCCAGGACGCGATCCAGTGCGGTGCGCAGCATGGCGGTGGTGTTGGCCAGTGTGCGGGCTTCTAACTGGTCAAGGATGGCGGCGTAGTCGTCAACGACTCCGACGATGCGGGTGGTCATGTATTGGCCAAAGGGATCTCCTTGTTACAAAGGTTTCCCGCTTTGACTGGATCAACATGCAAACATTAAAAAGCCCCTTAGAAAGGGGCGCCCTGAGCCTGTAGGGGAATAGGTGCTAGCAAGGCTCCATATACACTCGAACCAGTCCGGTTGCCGCTGCGTAGTCGCAACCTGATGATGCTGCCGCCCGCTCATATCCATAACCAGCCTGGCCGGAAGGCTCTTGCCCAGGCAGGGCGTTGTATGGCTGAAACATGCAGACACGGCGGTTTTTGCTCCAGTGGCGGAGCGCTTTAATGCGGGCTTCGAATTCATCTGCTGCGGTCACAACGGCTTCAACTGACTCGGCAAGCGTGCGGCCAGTGATCGTGGTTTTGAATTTCATGGCTGACTGGCGGTGGTGTGGCGGGGGTGTCTCCCGCTCTCCAAATAGTACCACCTAGCGACGCGCCCAGCGAGGCCTGCTGTTTACAGTCTGTAGCATTGTTGATGGCGGTGCCCATGCGTTGTCTTGCCACCCAAGCGGATCTTGCTGGCTAGCCGCAGTAATTTACTTGGGTCTGCCTGTCCAGTCAGATACCTTGTAGTTAAAATTTGGCTTTATTTTCTGTCTTGTACTATATCTTGGACGACCCTTGAAGGCTTTCACTAAGTCTTGAGACGTTTCATATCTGGCTTTTTTTGAAATGTAATCAGCAAAGGATTGCCTACGCCTTGTCGTCTCCATAAAATTGCTTTGTTTTTTTGCTGACTCTATTTTTATGCCTTTGCTGTAATTTTTTTGATTTGTCGATCTCCTTGTGACACGATTTTGTACGCTTTCCTTCGTGAGTGTCATTCCTGGTTTTTTAACCGCCCTCGCCCCCACCCTTGCCGTCACCGCCCCCTGCTTCAACCCCTTGGGCTTGGCCACGGTGCCCCTCGATGCCGCACCTTTCACCGCCGCGCGATTCCGCTCCTTGCTGGCCTTCAGGTAAGTACCAGCCCGCTTGACCGCCCCACGCTGGGCTGGTGATGCCCCAGGGCCCGCCTTCGCCCTGGCACGCCTGAGGCTGGCCCGTGCCGCCAGCGTCCCCCCAGTGCTAAGCGGTTCCGCGCTCTTACCAGGCTTGATGCGGCCAAGCATCTGCCGTTGGATTGCCATCGTTTGCCGCCGTTGCTGCCGCGCTACACCACGCTTGCCGGCGCCTTCGTTCATCTTCTGGCCCGATAGCCGAGCACGGGAAACACCGCCTACCTTGGGCGCCTTGATTCTGGAGCCTGGGGCCTGAGTCGGCTTGACGGTAGCGGCAGGTTTGACCGATCCCCTCGCCTTACCACCCTTGCCCACGGTGCCAGCCCTAGGCGCTGCTGCCATCTGGCTAGTCTGCGTGGCCCGCTTGTTCCCGGTTGCGGTACGCAACCTGCCGCCCCGTGCAGTTGCCCCGGTGCCACTGCTAGCAAACCGGCCACGGTTATCCCTGGTGTATTTGCGTGCCATGCCGATCAGCCAATACTACTTAAGCTTTCCTGTCAACCTTTCTTGCTGCGACGCCTTTTCTTTGGTGCCCCAACAGTGTTTCGTGGCCCTGGGCGCAGATTGTTCTTCCCTCTTGACGGTTTACCAGGCCCCGTAAATGCCAGCTGGTTGCCATAGGTCACACGGGCTCTGGCCGCAGGTTTGCTACCCTTTTCTGCTGCCGCTGTAGCTCGCTCCATGCGACGCCGAATCGCCTTGGCGCCATACCTGGTGCCGATTGTTCCCATTTCAGCTTGAGACATTAGGCGATCGGCTGGGTTTTTGGAGAATCTATTGATAATTGATTTTGCATTGCTGCGCTCAAAGTTTCGACGCGCTTTATCAAGCTTAGGTTGTACCTTTTTTATTCTATCATTAAAGCTGCTAATAGAATTTGTGACATCTTTAAGCGAAGTATCTATTCTTCTGTCAATCTGCTTAAATTTTGCCTTTGTGGTAGCTGCATTATATGGCTTGATATTGTTTGAGGGTGACTTTTTCGCTCTGTCTAAAGGTCGGACATTATTCTTTGCGTTGATCGGTTTTGGGGATGCAACGACCTGGCGAGCCTTACCACCCTTTCCCACGGTGCCAGTCCTAGGCGTCCGCGCTATTTTCTTGACCTGCGTGGCCCGCTTGCCGCCGCTGGCGGTCCGCAGTCGCCCCCCGCGTGCCGTCGCTCCAGTGCCGGCGCTGGCAAACCGTCCGGCATTATCTCGGGAGTATTTCCGTGCCACAAAAAAGCCCAGCCAGAGGGTACTGACTGAGCTTTCCGCTGTATTGCGCCGCTACGGCTTTTTGATCGTGCCGGCCAACTTGGGGCCGTTGATCACCTTGCGGACGCCGTCAGGCCGAATCCGGCGACCGATGGCGGTAACGACCGGAGCGGTCATTCACTCACCACGCCGTCGGACTCAAACTCGCCTTCAGCTTCATCCTCATCGGCGGCCAGGAATGCCAACTTCAGTTCGGTCTTGACTAAGTCCAATACGCCAATGACCTCAAACAGGCTGCATTCGGTTTCTTCGATCAATTCGGTGATGCTTTCGTGCAAGGCTTCGGCAGGGGTGATTTCAGCAGACATGGGGCAGGTTTTCGGGTGGTCACGGCTTAGCTTACCTGCTCCTGCTCCCGGAGTCTACGCTTCCTGGATCGAGCAACCCGGTCCGCCCGATCAGCACGCCCCGCGTCGGTGTGCAGTCGCCAGCACTCCCAGCAGTGATCACCGTGGGTGCCAGTGTGCTGGCGGGGGCAGCAGGCGCAGGGCCGTAGCTCTGCCGGTGGCAGCAGGCCGGCTTGGCGGTCGCGGTAGCGGCGCTGGCGTTCGGCGCCGGTGTGGTCAGGCATTGGAGCGCTTGAGCTGGGATGCCATTCGGTCTTGACTAAGTCCAATACGCCAATGGCCTCAAACAGGCCACACTCGGAGCTTTCGACCAGGTCGGTGATGCCTTCGTGCAAGGCTTCGGCGGGGGTGATTTCAGCAGACATGGGGCAGGTTTTCGGTGGTCGGGTTTAGCTTACCTGCTCCTGCTCCCGGCGTCTACGCATCCTGGATCGAGCAACCCGGTCCGCCCGATCAGCACGCCCCGCGTCGGTGTGCAGTCGCCAGCACTCCCAGCAGTGATCACCGTGGGTGCCGGTGTGCTGGCGGGGGCAGCAGGCGCAGGGCCGTAGCTCGACCGGTGGCAGCAGGCCGGCCTGGCGTGCGCGGAAGCGGCGCTGGCGGTCGGCTCCGGTGGGGTCAGGCATTGGAGCACTTGGACGCCACCAGTCGCGCCATCAGGCAGGTTTCAAGTTCTCGCACAGCACGGTCATGTAATGGTCCCCAGGTGATGAAAGTGCGGTGAAAATAAAACGTCTTCTCCCCAGTCTCCATTGCTTCGTGGTAGAGAGCTTCGTGGCGGGCCTCGGCGCAGCGTGCGATGTTTTCCCAGTCGGATGCTTGCATGGTGGGGTCAGGCATCAATCTCCACCATGGCAGTCCAGTTGGGCATGGTCGGGTCGTAGGCGGCTTCCAGGGCTGGGCGCAGCACATCGGCTGCCACGTCAATCGAGCCGCCCTCGGTGGGCCAGCGGTGGACGCGGTGGCTGATCCTGGTGGCATCAAGCATGAATTCGACGGTGGGGATGGGCTGGGTCATGGTTGTTGATGCGACGGGATTGGATTGTCGACGGGAAGCCCCGGCGGGCTGGGGGGATAGTCAAAAGCATCCAGGCAAATAATTTACTCCATTGCTTGCATGGTGGGGTCAGGCATTGATGCGCCAAGCGTGTGGACAATCGCCAGGCTTCAGATCGTGCTGGCTGCCAGTCGGGCCGCTGGTCAAACAGCTTGGATGCTCATCGCTCCACTGGATTGGGCTTGGCGGATTGGCCGATCTGCGTGCTGTCATTTCTGCGTGTGCTCCCAGGACAACCGCAAAACGTTCATGCCAGTAGATGGTCCGGCTTTGCTTGAAAAATGGGTAGCTCATAGCAAGGGCGCAATGGGATGGGTTGCCGGGAAGCCCCGGCGGGCTGGGGGTCAGACAAAAGCAGGAATGCGATCCTGGCTAAAGCTGTAGAACCGCTGAGATCCAAACCTGCCCACAAGATGCAGGCATGAAACCTCCCCGGGCTGGACGTTTCTTGCCCAAACCCGAATACCCCCGTATTTCCAGCCTGTTGGATGCCAAAGGGCACGGGGATGCGTTGCATTTACCTGAGGAGGGGCCCAAATCAGTCTGTTCATTTTGTTGTTTCAGTGGGATTGGATTGGTTGCCGGGATAAGCTCCCGGCGGGCTGGAGGGATCACGCAACGGAGCTGTATTTGCCAGATTCGTAGCGAACAGCGTTATAGAACCGCTTGCCGCGAGGACGCTTCAAGGTGAGCCATTGCCGAGTTGTAGGCGTTTCGCACCAGCCCACCATTTCGGGAGTAACGGTGAAATCTTTTTCTTTGATGATCTGGTAGATGATGCCTTCAATCGTGACGGTGGGAAGTTCGGCGGTCAGGGTGGCGGCGGTCATGGCTGGCGGTGCAAGGTGGTGGCGGCTCGGGTTTCCCTTTGCCTGTTCCCATACAGTAGCCGGTCCGTTACGGCATGGCGGGAAGGTGGTGGGCCGCTTCGCAAATTGTCGCAATCGGTCAGGTGCGGAACCCGACCCGCGCTTCGGCCTCCTGCTGCCAGCGCCCCAGATCGTGGCTGCGTCGCCTTGCAGCATCCCTCTCCCAATCGTCATGCGACGCCTCCATGTCGTCGTCGGTGGTGACGCCGTGAGCAAGGCTGGTTACCTCGTGGGCGGGAATGGTGATTAGGTGATTCATTGCCAGGCTGGCGGGTAGTGGTGGGAAGGTGATGGGTTGCCGGGTTATGGCGCCCGGCGCGCCTCAGGGATCAGCCAACTAGCTCGGTGAGAATCCCAAGGCGCTTTGCATTGCGCCAGATCTCGCGGGCTTGATCCGCTGACTCAATGACCCGGTAGAAGCTGTCACGCCCCCAGGCCTTGCAAAGCCCGATGGTCTGATTGCTGCCAGAGCCGACTGAGCACTTGCTCAGCTTCCAAGTGCGGCGGCGCAGCTCGGCACCGGTGAATGTGCCGTTGTTGACCCAGACCGTCAGCATCATGTCGGAGTTGCTGCCGATGAAAGCGGTCAAGTCGCGCAGCTCACCAGATGCGCCACAAGCGAAGCAGTCGCCGTTGGCGACGTGAGAGAAGTGGGGCAGCTTGCCGGAGCCACTGCAGAAGGGGCAGGTAACAGAGGCGGTTAGCGCGTCAGTGGCGGTCAGGGTGGTGGCGGTCATCGGTGGCTGGCGGTGGTGGTTGGGTGCTCCCGGACTACTGGGAGCGGTTCGGCCCGGTTTGACGCCTATGGCCGGCTGGCGATCGGGGATCTCTCCCCCGGTCTTCATATAGTAGCCGGTGCGTTACGCCACAAGCGGGGGAAGGGGTGACAGTTCACAGATTGTCGCAATCTGGCCGGACACGCAAAGGCCCCGTGTGACCGGGCGGTGCTTGCCGATCACTGCAGTTGATCGCGGTATAGCGGTGTCTCACAGCCCGTGCGAGGAACCGTCACATCCCGCACTTGCTCGGTCTGCTGATCCCAGACCTTGAATTTGGCGCTGGCAGTGCCGTGGCCCCAGAATTCGGGAGTGCGGCTCAGCCAGATCAACAGCTCAATACTGGTGGCCCAGGCAGTGGCGCCGATCGACTCCAGTTCCTGAACCGTGCGGCAAAGCTCAACGCCAGCAGCGCTGTGAACCGTGAAGCCAGCAATTCTGCCGCCGACTTCATCGGCGAACACCAGTTTGACATCGGTGGTGGTCATGTTCAGCGCAGCTTCTGGGCTGCCGAGTGGGGCTGTCCCCTGTCCTCATAATGTAGCCGGTCCGTTACGGGTCGAGCGAAGAGGGGTGGGACAGTTCACGGATTGTTGCAAACTGGCTAGGGCGGTGGTGGCACCGTGATGCCGTGGGGGGGTCAGAAGCTGCCGTATTTCAAGCCATGCTTTGCGGCAATTTGCTTTTTTACTGCTCTGGCTGCATTGCGTAGGCGGTCTTCGTGGTCTGACATCCATCCTTTAGTTTCTTGAGCTGCAACAGACAGGAAGGTTCGCAGGCTGCGGCACTCATCACTGGTCCGGTACTCCCAAGAAGCGCGACTCACCTTAGCGGCTTCTTCGGCGTAGATTTCTTGACGAATTTGCTTTTGATCCTTACCGCTGTTGCGAGCGGCGCAGGTGCGGCCGTAGTGCAGGATGCCGCCGCAGTCAAGCTGCATGGCGACCGTGGCCTTCAGTTGTGTCCGACCGCAGCAGTCGCAGGTAGTAATGGAGTCATCAAGGTAGAGGGCTTTCATGGCTGGCTGGCGGGGTGGCGGTGGCGGCTCGGTTTCCCTTGCCTGTCCCCATATGGTAGCCGGTCCGTTACGGCTCAGCAGCAACCAGCCTGCACACTTAGTAATCCGTCACAATCCCTTAGCCTTCATCCTCGCCCGGTAGCTCCTCATCCAGCGGCGTGGACAGGTCGTCCCTCTCCGGCGTCGGTGCCCCCAGTATCGGCCGCTCCCGATTGATCCTTTCCATCTCATCGGCCACGCTGGTTGCCGACCGGTTGAATCCACCACGAATCAGCTCCGAAACGCCGCTCTCCTGGCTGATCAGCTCAACACCACCAGCAAGCCGCTGCAGTGCATCTGCTCGTTGCGCATCCACCGGGGGAGCGAAAGCGTTTTCGTCCATCGTCAGGCCGGCGCCTACCGCCAGCTGCTCGCCGGTGTATAGGCACCAGATCGCAAATATGGACTGCATTACCGACTTCTTGCGCTCGCCCATCGCCCTGATGCTCGCCTGGGTTCGGCCGCCTTCAAGCTGGGACTGGGTGGCGGTTTTAGTGATTTTGCTTTCACCGGTCAGGAAGCCGAGCAACTGCTGATCAATCAGCTCCTTGACTTCCTTGATCTGAGCCCGCTGCTCAGCAAGGGACGTGGCCGATGGCTCGCGGAAAAAGAAGTCCCCGTCTTTGTCCACATCGACAGCCGTGTTAGGGCCAATAACCAGCGGTGTGACTGCTTGGCCAGGCATTGGTGGTAAGGCACCCTTGCGCACCGGCACCGGCATGGCGCACTTGTGGGTTTTCTCCTCTAGATCGCTTGAATTGCGGAAATACTGGAAGCAGTGCTCGACCACCTGCCGCAATGGCAGCGCACCATGGCCGAAGCCAGCCTTCTCTGCCGAATACCAGACCACTGGGCAGATGGTCAGCGGCTTCTGATTCGAGTCCAGGTACTGCCCCTTGCTTACCTCCTGCATCACCATCGAACCGTCAGCACGTTTCACTAGCCGGTAGAGCGTCCATTTCCCCGGTTCGATCACCCGGTAGCGCTCCTCATACCTCACCCCAAAATCACCATCCTCACTATCAACTTCCGCCCATTCCAGGAAGGTGCAGCGGCTCACCACCTCAACCGCACCCACTACAGCGGTCCGCCAGTTCAGGCAGGTGGCGCGGGTGCGACTGACCAGGTACGGGCGCCGCCTTGCCGCCGCTTCACTGGCCCCATCAGTAGGCTGGCCATCTGGCATCTCCACGATGATCGGGACGGCGCCATCGCGTAGGCATAGGGGATCCACGGTGAGCCAGAACGCCTCAAGCGAATTGCCCTCTAGGTCTACGTTGTCCGTGTTCGCCTCAAATGTTGGCGGCGGATCTTTCAGCTCGGAGCGTGATAGCACCCCAGCGAACCCTTCCAGGCCAGCCCTGAAGAAGTCGCTGAACACAGCGCGACCCAATCGTCCTTCGTAGGCAGTAGGTGGCTCGGCTGGTTCGGCTGGTAAGTATTTACGCTTGATCTCATCACCCTTGAGACAATGCCAGGCGTCATAGGCACGCTCTAGGTCATCACGGTGCTCCTTCAGCACCGGATGCTGAAACGATGGCAGCCGGGGGTCAGTTCCAGGATGACTCGACTTCACCAGCGCCTACGATTAGCCTGCTACTGGAGCTTTCCGGCCTGGCTATAGCTTTACCGCTCTAGGGTGTGGCTTGCGCTGATTACGGCCAAACAGCGACGGCTGGACAACTGGGGAAGCTGCGGGCCTGGGCTGGCGTGGGCTGCGGGCCTTGGGCGCTGGGGGTGTGGCCACCACGTCAATACCAAGCATCCCCTGGCGGAACTGCTGCAGGGTCTTGCCGCGCAGCTGGGCCTTCAAGCGGTTGTGAAACTGGATGATCGGCCCTGATGGGTAGCTCCTCTTGAACGGATCGGCAGCCCATCGCTCCAGCAAGCCACGGTCAGCGAGTCGCAGGTTGTTAAATGCCTGTTCAGTCAGGCGGAACAACGCCGGGGCAAGGCTTTCGTCCACGGCCTGGGGCTGGTGATCGCTGAACAGGGTGATTTCGTCCTCAAGCTCAACGGTGCCGACCATGGCGCCCATCATTTCGTTGATCTCGGACTCGGTGAAGGCGGGGATGGCCTTCACGATCTGAGCCAGGCTCAAGCCTTCGGCCAGCAACCTGCGCGCCTTGGGGTAGTGCTCGCGCCACTTGCTAGGCATTTTTACGTCATAGCCATGATCCCTAATGTGGTGTTTGATCTGCCCCTCGATGTATTGGCAGACGCAGGTGCTGATGGCGTACGGGCGACCGGTACCAGGGTTAATGCGCTTGGGATCGTAACGACGGCAGCCGTTCACCAGCCCCTCCAATGCAGGGCCGATGAAGTCGTCATACGGGCGACCACAAAGCCTTGCCCACTTGTTGGCAGCAGCGCGGGCGAGGCCTTGGTTTTCAGTGATCAACCGCTCGGATAGCTCGGTACGGGGCGGGCTGCCGGGCTTGACTGGCTGTTCTAGGGGCTCTCCTGCACGAACAGCTCGCCGCGATCGAGTATTACGACGTGGCTTGGCGTCAGGTGGATCTTCACATCCGGCGATGGCGCCGTCCAGCTCCCCCCGAACCGGAACAGCTCCAGGTGGCTCCCCTGCGACGACTGGCGAAGACGCCATGTCCCCGCCACCGGCTTGCCGATCAGTTGGGACAAGGGAGCCTTCGGGAGCTTCAGTGTTGCCATCGGTGGGTTGCGGTTGCGGGTTGGGGATGATGGTCATGGCTTCAGCCGTTCGTCCTCAAAGATCAGCCGTCGAAGGTCGGCCAGGTGAGCCTGGGTGGCAGCCATTGCGCCAGCGGACCCGGTACCTTCGGTAGGTCGAATGCCGCACTGCCACAACTGATCCATCAAGGACTGAGCCTCTGAATCATTCAACTCAAGCTGTGGCTCAAAAAGCTCGGCCGGCTCAAGCGGTCTGACGGTAATGGGTTCGGCTACATACATCCTACCGTCTTTACTTCCTGAAATCAAAACCTGCAGGCCGGCATTCCATGGCCCCTTTGCTACTCGGATTGTTGGAATGATCGGGGTGGTGTTCATAGGTTCGGTGGGTAGATCAGGTGTGGCCTGGGTGGGTTTGGTGGATTGGTGGGTGGTCATCGGAAGCCGAGTAGCGTCAATCATGTGCAGCGACCCGAATCAACGGCCTCACGCTCTGGATTTGACAGGAATGGGGCATCATTCCCGCTGTGTCGCCTGTAGGCAGCACCCAATGCCAACCGCATTTCCGGTTGATCCAAAAGGAAACGGAAAGTAGCAGTGCAGTCAATCCCATTGGTTACCACTTGCTCGGGTGCCCCAAGCGAACGTAGAACATCAAAATCAGTTATACCTTGAAAGTTAAACTCGATGCACCGGAAACGCTCGGCTACGTCGCCCAAAGCGCGGAACATCGCCGCAGGGTTGATTTGGTTGTAGCTGCAGAACTTTGCCATGGGTGTTGAGTAAGGGAGTGGTCATCGGAAGCCGGGGATAGGCGATCGCCTTGGCACCGGCTCCCGTGGTGGCGGGGCAGCGGCGCCGTGGCCATAGGTGGCGGTGGTGATCCGCATGGGGCCACCAGGACCGTAGCCCAGCTCAGCGGCATACAGTCGGTGAAGGGGATAGCCGACGGCATCATTGGGGTGGTCGTAACCGGTCTTCTTATCCGGTTCACCTTGTTCGTTGTAGCCCTGGCGCTCTAGCGCCTCAATTAGCCGTGGGCAGTCTTCGGTGATATAGAACCGCGTCTCGCCCTTGGCATTTAGCAGTAGAGCCTGCACCACGTTGACCCGATCACGTACCGGGGGATTGGCATCAGGTGCGTAGTTGATGAAGCCGTAAGACTTCAGGATCCCGATGTCGGAGAGGCTGGCGTTGGTGCTGCGGTTGGCGCCGCTCGCATCGGGATAAGCCCAGATCGCACGCTCAGGAAACCGCTCGCGGATCTTGCGGCACATGTCGTCGGTGTCATGGGCGCCCATGATCTCGGCGAAGGCATGAACGATCCGGCCACGCACTACCAGTAGGACGGCGGACATATTGCCCACGTTGAAGTCAATGCCAACCAAAATCTGATCGGTGTCCCGCAGCCCATCGGGCAGGGGCTTGACGTGATGATCACGACTGAATCGGTCGTATACCTGACCAGTCTTCAGGTTGACGTAGATGCCATCCATGTAGGCCACAAGCATTGGCCCGGTGTAGCGGGTGCGCAGGTTGTCCAAGTAGGCGTCAGGCAAGTGCGGGTTGTCCTGAGTGCGCATCCTGATCAGCCGCTTGCCAGGATCGCCCTGGGCTTCCACGGTGCCAAACGTCTTGTAATGCCAGACGAATCCTTCGGGAGTTGACAGGGAAACAATCTGGCTGACATGACCGACCCGGATCCGGCCAAGGATCTTTTCGTAGCCCCGTGCGGCGATGTACTCCTGCACGGTGTCAACCTCGTCAATCAGCGCCCATGCCCAGTCAGGACCGACGATGCGTTTGTAGTTCTCAAAGCTGCGGGCAACTACGGGCGTATCACCTTCGGGCAGGTGGAGGACGTGCTCGGGCAGGGGTGTGGCGCGGAAGGTGTAGGGGATGCCGTAATGATCCAGGAAGTCGTCAAACTTCCTGATCCAGATGTCCCGCAACATCGGCCCCGTGGGCTCCAACACGCAGCCGATGAAGCCCTGGTTGAGCACGGCGAGCTGAAAGGCTTTAGCGCAGGCTCCAAGGGTCTTCCCTGCCCCGTAGCCAGCGGCCACGCCGATCTCACGGGTGGTGGTGTCGTCAAATAGCTCAACCTGCCCACCATGGAGGTCGTCACGGATGCGGGCGAGGGTGGCGGGAATGTCTAGGCGGGTGTGTGCTGCTTCGGTGCGCTCCAATTCCAGCACCGCGAGGCGTGCGGCGGCAGTGGGGGCGCGGACGATCACGCGGCCACCCCAATCCGCCGCAGCTTGTCGCGCTGGCCAAGGCGCCAAACCGCCAAGCATGACCGATGCGGTTGGGTAGCTTTCTCGCGCTTTGCCTTTAACGCGACCCGTTTGGCGATGCGTTTAGCTTCACGTTTTGCCTTGTCTTCGGCGCGTCGGAACTCCCGTAACTGGTCAAATAAATCTAAATGAGCGTGGTAAAGCCGCTTTCCATGCGTATCCTTCTCGCCAAAATATTTTTCAAAATATTCTTCATAGCAACGCATGGGTTGTTTGCAGCCATACCAAGTCGTCGCCATTTCCCTCCCTAATGCGGACCCTCGGAAAGCATCAAACCCCTGATCAAACACCAGCGAAACCACTACGGCCTGTATCTGGTAGGACCAGCGATGAAAGTATGGCAATAGATCGTCCAGTTTTTTGGCAATTGACTGCAGGTCATCCGATAGCAGCTCAAGCGCCTTGTCTTTTGTGATTACCTGCCCTGCCTCAACATCCATCCCGTAATGGCGGTAACCAATGCACCAAGGACCATCCGGTGTGCCGACCCTTTCAAATGCGTCCCGCGAAATGTAAAAGGGGGCGTCCGCGCCTGCACTTTCATAGTATTCACTCCAGGGAAGATGGGCGTCTTCTCTAAACGTGTAAAACCCGGTGACAATCTTGACCACGGGCTCAAGCCATGGCGGCTGTGTTGCGGGCGTCACGCTGCCGGCCCCACTCGATGCACGGCCCAGTAGGCGGCCTGCCCTGGGTGGTGGCTGGCATCAATCAATTGGGCAGCCAACAGATCCGCCATCCGACGGCTTGCCTCAAACTGCGGACAGCCCCAGCGGGTTGTCAATTCCGCCATGGCGACATGTGGTGTCAGGCCGGCAGCGATACGCGGGGCCAGCCAGGCGGCAAGGTCAAGGCAATCGAGCAGGGTGTTTGCGGGCACCCACGGGCGGCGGGCTAGGACGGTGCGCACCAGGTCAGGGGTCATGCCAGTCCCCCCCCCAAGGCTGCGGCTATGGCGCGGCAACAGGCCTCCGTCACAGCAGCCACGGGCTGGCCTGCATCGATGCGGGCCCAGTCCCGTTGGTCGGCCAGGCGCTCGAATCCATGATCTACGCGGGCCAGGAACGCCACCCCCTCCTCAAGGCGATCAGCCAGTTGCTCACGTCGCCGCCAGCAGGACTCAATAAGAGGCACATCCAGCCAGAGGGTGAGATCGGCCTGCAGACCGCCTGTGGCCAGAAACTCCAGATCTCGGATCGTCGCCTTCATCAGGCCTCGGCCATAAAACTGATAAGCCCAAGTGGATCCAGTGAACCGATCGCACAGCACCCAATCCCCCCGCTCCAACGCCGGCCGCAAAACGGTTTCCACATGCTGGGCCCGGTCGGCGGCATACAGCAGCAGCTCTGCTCTGGGCACGGGCGCCGCTTCCCCAGGAGGGTGCAGCAGCAGCTCCCGCAACGCCTGGCCCAGGGCGGTTCCCCCAGGCTCTCGACTCACGATCACGCGGGCGCCAGGGGGCAGCAGTCCGCTGGTGGGCAGCCATTGGCGCAGGGCCTCCAACTGGGCGGTCTTGCCGCATCCGTCAATCCCTTCCAGGACGATGAAGCGGCCTGGGGCTGGGGTTGGGCTGGTCATCCCTCCCCCTCGCCCTCAGGCGTCTCCAGTCCACGGGCATTGATCTGCAGCATCACCCGGCGCTCATCCTCCGACGTCAGGCCAGCGGCGGCAATGGCATCAACCACGGCGGCGACGGTCTTGCGTTCGGTGCGACGTTCGGCGGCGGCATCGCTGAAGTCATCACGGAAGAATGGATGATGGGTCAAAAACCAGGTGGCAGCCGTGGTGCTGCCGTTGGAGGATTGTTCCTTGAGATTGGTAAGGTAGTTTTTGCCCGTATTTATCCATCCTTCATGGATGGTGTTACGAAACTGTGCTCGCAAATCATCGTCCGGAAGGTCTTTCCCTTCTTTGATCCAGCAGTGGGCAGTCTTCCTGCTGATTCCAAGGCTTGCCGCGATCATCGTCACGGTCGCTCCTGTTTCCGCCATGGTTCCAGCCCCCTTGACCATGGCGGCTGTCAGCAAGGATGGGCGGCCACCGGCTGACACAGGCGATAACGCGGCGTTACGGTCATGCATAGTCTAAGCCATTCCTGCAGTTTACGAAAGGCAGCAAACCGTCAAACTTTCGCCAATGTCACGCCAGCCGCCTGCTTTTGGTACTTGCCCTCGCCGTACGCGTTGTCACATGGCAGGCCCTCAAAGAACAGCGCCTGGCAGATGCCCTCGTTGGCATAAATGCGGCAGTCAGCCCCGGATGAGTTGCTGATTTCTAGGGTCAGGTAACCTTCCCAGCCAGCTTCACCTGGGGTGAGGTTGACGATGATTCCACAGCGGGCGTAGGTGCTCTTGCCGATGAACTGGGCGGTGACATTGGGCGGGAGCTTCAGTCGCTCGATCACCACCCCAAGGCCGTAGGTGTGCCCAGGGAGGATGAAGTAGTCGCCATCCCGCTCATCGTGGTACAGGTCTGCGTGAGCCAGGCAGCGGTCATTAAAGTTCTTGGGGTCAACGATCAAGCCAGGGATATGCCGGAAGATGCGGAAATCCTTAGGCGAGAGCGTGAGATCGTAGCCGTAGGAGCTGGTGCCGTAGCTGATGACCGGGCGCTTGCAGATGTCCCACGGGGCGCCGGGAAAATGCGCCTCCACATGCCGGATCTTCCCCGGCTCAAACGGGCTGATCATGCCCTGCTCCGCAAGCTGGCGGATGCGCCAATCAGGGATCGGGCCGGCTGGGCTGGGAATGTGGATCGGGCCGTGGTTTGGCAGGATGGTTTCTTGTTGCTCGGTCGTGGTGGTCATTTGGTGCTGGGGGTGATGGGTTCGTAGATAGCGCGGGCCTTGTGCCGGGCGATCTGGCGGAGGTCCGCCCAGTAGGGCGCTTCGTGATCGGGGGGCAGGATCAACGCCTCTGGGGTACCGGCGGTGTTGCGCACCTCCAGGATGCGCAGGCCCCAGCCGGGCTGCTTGGGGGTGGTCATGGCCGGAAGCCCCTGAGTGCACTTATCACCTTCATGCAACCCAGGTAGCAACTGGTCAATCGCCACGCCCTGCGAGTAATGCGCAGGTTAATTTGGCGCTTGTAGCGAGCCATGGCGAGCCGTTGCCGAGGCGTGGTGCCATCACGGATCTGAGATGGCTGCTGAACGGGCTGCGACCCCCCGTGCGGGTGACACTCAACCCCTGTGGGGTTCATTAGCCAGTCAGGGGTCAGCATGGCTCAATCCTCAAGGGAAAAGTCAGTCCACAAGGCAACCGGGTCAATGTCGCTGCCATCTGGCACGTCCTGCGGGCACCATAAGGCGGCGCCTACCGGCAGCCGTCCGTCTAGCTGCTGCCAGCGGCGAACTGACCATTGCGTAAAATCTTCGGCCAGGTAAGGCGGTGAGTTACCGGGATCGGATTGCATGGCCAACGCCCTGGCCTTGCCCCTGGTTTCCGTAAACACATAGCCGACGTACTCATCCCCAACGGGGCGAGCCTGGAAGCAAAGCGCGGGGGTGGTCATGGTTCAATCCTGAGTTCACATTCAAAGACAACAATCGGCGGCGGCTCGATCACCCCATCAGCGGGGTCTGGCCTAACGCGGCGCTGGCAATCGGCGCAGCCATAGGCCCAGTCAAATTGCCCGTTCTCCTGGATGCCGGCACCGGGGCAGCCGAGCACTTCCCAGCCGTGGGCGCGGACGTGGGCGGGTCTTTGGGGGCTATGGCGATGAAACCGGATGCGACCGTCATGACGCATAGCCTGGAGTCTGCAGTCAATTCGAGCCGCCTTTGATCCGCCCCAATCCCCGCCAGGAGGCGTCAAATTGGGGTCAGAAAACGGATGCACGTCCCGATCGCGCAAAGCGCGCCAGATCAGCCAGTCCAGCTCATCGTTGCTGACGGGGTCAGACATTGGCTCCTTCCAGTTCGGTGGCGATGGTGTGCAGCCCCCTGAAGGTGTTGCCCACGGCGCTGCGGCCTGAGGGGCAAGCATTGGGCGCCATGCGTGCGGGCCGACTTGATACGACCACGACCCGTCCGCGTTTTGGCGGATCGTCGAACCGTAGGGGACTGGGGGCAGGGTGTCGCTCATGGCTGTTGCTCCAGTTCGGAGGCGATTGCAAGAAAGCCATCTAATACAGCCGAACGCCCTTCTGCGTCTTGCGGGGAACCACAACGCTCAATCAGGTAGTCAAAATTATCCACAGCAGCGCGAAACGCAGCGGCCAAGGCTGAGCGGTCGCCAGGGTGCTTCCAAAAAGCAACTAGAACCGCCTGCGCAGCGAGTCTGCGGGGGTTGGGGGTGGTCATGGGACCTCGTTGGGTGATTGGGTCGGCGCCACCGGGGCGGGCGGCGGTGGGGTGAAGTGGGTGTGGTAACCGGGCCAGTCGCTGTCATTGGGCGTACCAACCCATGGTTGCTCTCCGTCCATGGCCGGGAGTTGCCACCAGAGGACAGGGCCGTCATCATCGTGGTACTCCTCGCCGGGGGTGGCAACCTCTGGGGCCAGCGCCTGGCGAGCATGGTGCATAGCCTGATCCCAGTCGCTGGTCCACTGCGGATCGGTCCCAATCTCAAACCCTGTAGGCGCCCGTTTGTCCAGCTCAACCAACCGGGCCAGGGCTTCGCGGGCGGAGGGGGTGCTCATGGCCCAACCTCCCGGTCCACCGGTTCAACCCACTTGAGCCCAATCACGTCGAACAACTCCCGTTCGGTGCGGCAGGGAATCACTGATCCATCTTCGCGGCGCAGCAGCCCTTTGTCTGAATGGAAGCCGGCTCGCTTCCATCCGGTGGCCAAAACCTTGTGCGCCCAGTCAGACGACCCGGTTCGAATGGCCAGAATCAGGCCGTAACCATCGGGATGCGGCATGAACAAATCCAACTTCAGCCCGCAAGGGAGCATTCGTTTGGTGTAGCGGCCGTCGGGACCGCCAATAATCTGGGGCCACTGCTCCACAGCCGCAGCAAAGCCACCGGCAAACAGCGGCGTGGATTCAATGGGGCTTCGGTCGGGCAGGCAGACGATTTCCAGGTCGCCGATCGTTGGGCTCTGCCGGCGGACGCTGCCGGCGATGTCGGCCTTGTGGCAGCGGGGGAGCAGGATGGCCAGCGTGTTGGCTGCAATATCCAGCGCCTCGGCCAGGGGTATGCGGGGGCCGGTGCTCATGGCTTACCTCCCGCAACACCAGGCGCCGGCACGGGATTGGCCTTCAGCCAGGCCACCGCAATGGCGTGGGTCTGGCTATCGGGCAGTGGGCGCCACAGCCCCTCGACCCATCCATGGCCATCCCATGCGGCGTGTCGTTCCTTGGTTCGACCACTAAGGGCCGTGATTACAAACTTCAGGGCCCATCGACCCAATGAGGGTCTGGCGGTGAGGATTAGGTGCCAGTCGTCGTCGGTGAGGCCGTCGTATGCGGTTTGGGTGGTCATGGCTTTTCTCCTTGAGTCATGGCATCATCCGCTGCAAAGGCGACGCTATCTTCAATGCTTTCCAGGTCGATATCATCGAGTAAATCGCCTTGATCGGGCTTTCTGGTATCTTCTACCGCTATTTCCATATTTTTAATAGCTTGATTAAAATAAGGTTTCTTTAGCTCAATACCAATACCACGACGACCTAGCGACACAGCCCCATACACTTCGCTGCCAACTCCCATAAATGGAGTAAGCACTGTCTCTCCAATGTTCGACCTTAAGCAAATAGCGCGGTCAATTACATCTAGCTGCAGCGGGTGAACGTGTTTTTCGTCATCGGGGTCCTTGGCGTCACGAAAGGGCAGCACTCGTCCCATATTGATATCATCCCAAATAGAAGACGCATAGCGCCGCCAAATCCAGTGACTAAAGCGGTTTTCGGTCTGCTTCCCTTTCCACCCTTTGTAGCGGTGCAGATCTTGCGGGATCGGACACTCCCCGGCGTAGTGGTCCAGTCCCGTGGGGTTTGCTATCGGTATCTGATTCTCGCCACTGCGGCGGAAAATTAGCAAGTAGTCAGCAGATGCCACGCCTGCAAAAGCGGCGTCGTCAACAATCGTTTTGTGGGCAAGGTTCTTTACCATGGTGCGATTTCGCACCCATAGTGGCTCCTTCCATATGGTGTGGCGAGCGACATAGTGCCATCCTTCCTTTTCATGCAACGCGATGATTTTTCCAGGCAGATCCATCAAGGCATCCTGGCCACTGTTGCCGGTCGGGATGTCGGTGCAATGAACAGCGGTCAACCGACCCGGCAGGGTTAGCCGGTGTAGCTCGGAAACCACAAAGCCATAATGCACAAAGAACTGATCGTAGTCAGTGCAGTTACTTATGTCTCGCTCGTTGGAGCTGTAGACGTAGAGGCCGGCAAACGGTGGCGAGTAGATCGAGAAATGGACGGATTCGCTAGGGAGTCCGCGCATGACTTCGACGCAGTCTCCATTGTAGATAGCGTAACGATCGGTGATGACATCCATGATGGAATGGTGATGGGTTGAGTTCGATAGGCGGCCTTTTCAATGGCCAGTGAATTGTTCATCTCGGAAACCAGGCTGGCAAACATTTTTTCAGCTTGGCCGCGCTTTCGTTGCAGGTTTTCCATGATTCGACGTTCGCCCTCGGCAAGGATGATGTCAACGGTCACGGGATTCTTCTGTCCAAACCGCCAGCAGCGCCGGACGGCTTGGTAATACTGCTCAAAGCTGTGAGACGGGAAGTAGGTGATGTGGCTGCACTGCTGGAAGTTCAGGCCCCATGCACCGATTTTCGGTTTTGTGATCAGCACTCTGGATCGGCCCTCGGCGAAGTCGATCAACCGGGCTTCTTTCACGTCGTCACGGTCGGAGCCTGATACCTGAACAGCATCGGGAATCAACTGCTGCAGCAGGTTACCCTCTTCGTTGAGGTGGCACCACACCAGCGCCGGCTGACCGGTATTGCTAACCATGGCAGCCACTTGCTCGCATCGTTCCCGAACAGTGCGCTTTTTTTCGGCCCGCTGCTCCCGAAGATCGGTGGCAGGCATGGCGAACAACATCCCTTCAGGTACGGTGTTGGTCTCGATCAGATGGTCAATCTCGTTCAGCGGCGGCAAGATGAACCGACCATCATCAAAACCAAGGTCTGAAGGTTGACGGCAGGCCCTTGCCCAACTGGTGACCCACCGCCAAAACGGCTGCTCGGCATGGCCCTTAAATCGCCATTTCGGAGCCTCTCCGTACAGACGCCGGCTAGTGCAGTTGTTCTGGTCGTTCTTGAAGAACCTGGCAAGCATGTCCATGTAGCCCATGTAGCCAAGGGCTTCACTGCTGGTACCCAGCTCGATAAAGTCATTTGGCGCGGCAGTGGCGGTGGCCAACAGCCGATAAGGAACCTTGCGCATGAACTCGGTAATCTGCCCACGGCGAGCACCATCAAAACTCTTGAGTATGCTGGACTCATCGCAAACCACTCCGGCAAAGTCGGCAGGGTTAAAGTGTTCTAGCCGTTCGTAGTTGGTGATAACAATCCGGCTGTTGATTGCGTCATCAGAAAACCGGGCGCATTCGATGCCGAACTTTTCACCCTCGCGGATGGTCTGAGCTGCTACGGCCAGAGGGGTCAGGATTAGCACCGGCAGTTCGGTGTAACGGACCACATTTTCAGCCCAGGTAAGTTGCATGGCAGTTTTTCCCAGCCCGCAGTCAGCAAAGATAGCCGCTCTGCCCTTAAGGATTGCCCAAGTTACGAGACTTTGCTGAAAATCAAAAAGCTCAGAAGGAATCCACAATGGTTCGAAACCATGACTAGCACCACTGTGAGTTTTTTTGTCCAAGAAACTCACATAATCATCAACTGGATCAATATTCAAAGAATGTTTCATATCTTCCCCCGAACCGGCAGGATCCGCACCTCGAACCCCTCGTCTAACAGGGTCTCGCCCTTCGCAAAGGCATCGGTGATACTTTCAAACACTTCGGAGCCAACGAGAGCGCGGCGGCCAGGGCCTGGCGTGCGCTTGAGATACCAGCCGAGCTGGTAGGCGGTAGAACTGTCGGTCATGCAAGGATGTCCTCGAATTGGTCGTAGGTGGTCGGAGCTTCCTGCTGGTCGCTGGCGGGAAGCGGCGGGGTATCGCCGTGGGGCAGGGGGGGATTTTGGGCCAGGTAGTGGGCCATGTCTTGCAGATCTTGCAGGGTTGGCGGCGCCCCATCAAATGGCAAGGGGGGAACAGAATCAACCTCTATGACTGGTAAAGGCATCACCTCTTCCCAAGCCGCAGAATCAGCTCTTTTATGCCAGGCGCGGCCTTCCTCGCAGATAGCAGCGAAATAACCGGGCCCAGCAACAAGAGTGTGAAAACGGCGCGATCGTAGCTCAGTCATTGCGGAGCACCGGGGCGACTGAGCGTTGGTACTGCAGGATTTGCACGGCATCGCGCATCATCATTGCTTGCGAGAACAGCAACGCTCCCCCCAACAGGATGATCCACGGCAGCAGGTGGTTGCCCAGTAGCAGGAGGACAGCAACCACGGCAGAGTCAATCCTGTTGTTGTCAAGCTGCCGGCAGGGCATTGGTGTCCTACGGGATCGGGTCGCACCGAAGGACGGCAACTCCAGGGTGCCGCAACTCGAAACTGGTTTTTGCTTGTTCGGCTGACCACCCTTTTGGGGTGATCCATTCTGTTTGGATGGGCGGTTGATTAGTGGTGAGAGGGTCATGGGGTGCTGGATGGTAAATGATGAGGTAGGCCATTGGACTATTGCAGCTCTTTGCCGGTAAACGACGGGAAAGCTGGCAAGTAAGAGGGCTGGCGCCGCTGCGTTTTGGAGGCGCGGGTCAGCACGCCAGCAATCATGTCCAGACGGTTGATCCAGTCGCGGGCTACTGCGTCATCTAGTGGCGCTCCGTCTTCGCAGGCGTTGTTTTCAATGGCGCGGGCTGTCACTTCCGCCTGGTCCAGCAGATGGGCCATAACGGCGGCTACCGGGGCCTGGCGTGGGGTGTGGGTGGCTTGCATTGGGGGTGTGTGGTGGCTCGGGAAACGCAGCGATCAGACGCGGGCCAACATACTGGGGTTGCGCTCGGCAGCAGTGGGGCCCCGATCGTCGGGCTCAATGCAATCCTGATCCTGAGGCAGGATGATCGTGATTCTGTAAGGGCCGGCCTGGTCGTAGCTGGCCAGGTCGGCTTCTAGGTCGGCGGGCCACGAAGGATCACCTGTCTCATCGTTTTGGATAAAAAAGGCAAGGTCCTTGGTGTCACCCTGCTCAGTTTTCGTTTCAATGCAGAGCGGGTGTTTGCCGATGGTGGTCAGGGCGTCGGCTAAGGAGTTGGTCACGGTCGATCCTTGGCGGTGGTGGCTACCGGGTTCGCCCCGGTCCACAAATCATAAGCCGCATCCCCCGCTTTCGTAAAGCCAAAAAGGCAAAGCACTTAGCGAACCGTCACAATCGGGGCTCAGTGGCTTGGGGCGGTCATGGCGTGGCTTCCGGCGCCGACTCCACAACCTGACGGAGCAGCTCGACTTGTTCCGCTGTGAAGGGCTCAGAGTGAATGCTGACTGCGTCCAGTAGAGCCCGCGCCTTCTGCTTTCGCGTGGGCTCGGGCCTTGGGCGCCAGTTGGGGATGTGGAGCCACCCCCTCTTTGTCCGGCGAGCATCATGCCAGTGCGTAACTTGCCATGCACTGGTACCCAGGCATTGCACGAATCCATTTTCATCCGCATCCGCCTCGGTCGGAGGCCTATCCGTAATCGGCTCAGGCCACTGATGCCGCAGCGCCTTGACGGCCTGGGCGGCGCCCCAGCGGGCGGCAATGATGTAGTCCTTGTAGAATCTGTCGTGATGAATGGAAAAGTCAGGACGGGAACAGTACCAGTCCTCCAGCAACTCTTCCGATGGCGTGATGCTGTTTAAATCAAACATGGATAATGGTGAAAGGGTGGTAGCTGCAGGGCAGCAGAGGGCTGTAAGCCCCGTGATGCCGTGGGGTTATTCGTCGTTGACAGCAGCTGCTTGGTGATGCACGCAACCAAAGTCGGGGCCGGTCCAGAACCCGCCGCCTTCCCCGAATTCATAGATCAACATATCAGCGCCGTAGCTTTGCCCCCAATCTTCGTTCAGCTTCTCGCTTTGACATAGGCCGCCAGCTTTTTTGGCCTCGCTTGCGCGGCGTTTGGGGTATTTGTCGGAATACGGCATCCAATGTTTGCAGGTTTTGCAAGTTTCCATTGTTAATTCCTTTAGGGTGTGTGAGTTGAGCCGCGACCCCGCCTAGTCCGTGGCAACAATTGCTCCTTTCGCAGCGCCAGCCCTCGCAAATGCAAGGCCAGCTGCACTTCGCCTAGTGAACCGGTGCCGAAGTTGCGAATGTCCAGCAGATCGAAGCTGCTGTAAGTGAGCAGCGTGGCCAGGGTGTGAACTCCAACGCGCTTCAGCGCGTTGTTAGCCCGCGTCGATAGCTTCAGATCCTCGATTGGCACCGGGGCAGGCTGCGGCTGTATCGCAGCCTTCACCCGCGCCAGTTCGGCCTCAATGCGCTGCAACTGGCGGGCGGATTCGCTGTCCAGTGGCTGGTCGTCGGGGCTGGTGGGCGGTTGATCGCGGATTGCGATGCCGCAGTGAGGGCAGGTGAGCATGACGGGCGGTGGTGGTGTTGCAGCAATCTCAACCTAGGCGCCAGGATCGGTATTCCAGCAGGCTTGCCCCCTTCACCACGGTTCCGGCCTTAAGAGCCGTCTTCAGTGCTGTTTTGTCCACTGAAATGGTGGTCTTGCTGTTCTGGTACTCCACGGGCATGTCCTCGGGCTCCATGTCGTCGTCAATTTCAACCTTTGTGACCTTGGTGCTCTTGAGTTGGTGCGTGGGCAGATCAAACTTGGTTGCAGCAGGCTCCAAAAACAGCAGCCGATCAACCAGCTTCTCGGTCATGGCGTCAGCCTTGCGGTCGTCAGCCTTGGCAAGCTCCGTCAGTCGAGCAGCATGGGCGCGGCGGGTGGCAGCCTGATCGGCTAGGCGGTTAATCACCCAGCACCATGAATCAGCCTTGGCCAGCAGAGCATCCTTGGCGCCTTCGCCAGCGGCTATCAGCGCCTCCAACTCGGCTTCAGCAGCGGCAACCACCTCGGGGTCATCGCTGACCAGCCCTTCGGCGGCTTCAGTGATGGCGACTTCCAGGTGGTAAGCGTCGCAGGTCAGTGCGTACAGGTTGCTGGGCTTGTCGGTGGCGGTAGCAGGCTTGGCCTTGGCGGTGGTCATCGGTGGTGATTTTTGGTTTCCCCCGGTACTATACCCTTTAGAAACCGCAACGGCTTACAACACGTTGCGATTACCACGAACCGACACCACCAACCATGAGCCGCCTGTGGACACCAGAGGATATTGAAGCGCTGTGCAGCCTGGCGGGGGACCTCCCCTGGCCAATGGTGCCGCCAGCGTTCAACTGCACTAGACCCGCCAGGACCGCAACGGCAATACGCATTAAAGCCGAAGGGCTGGGAATATCGCGGCGATCAGTAGGGCAGTTCATTACTACTGGCGCCATAAAAGACTTAACTGGCTACAGCTACGAAAGAATACGCCGATGGATAAACTCAGGAGATCTTCCAACAAAGCGATACGCTGGATGCGGTAGTCCAAATTTTATAGCACGAAAGGATTTACGGGATTTTGCAAGAAAACATCCTGAGCAGTTTGGCGGGCTGAGTGAGTCCACTCTTGTTCAACTATTAGACTCAGAAAAGCTGGCTGCAAGTCTTTCTGCTAAAGAGTTGCCAAAATGGAAAAAATGCGTAGAAGTTGAATGCGTAGAAACGGGTCAGCGTTTTAATTCAATCAAAGCTGCGGCTAAGTCTGCTTATGTCAATAAAGAACGGATGCGGGTGGTGTTGATTACTGGCGGCACTGCCAATGGTCGTCGCTATCGACGAGTGGAGCCAGTAGGCGCCACCAGAAACAACCATCAGGTATTCCGCACCAAGGAATAAAACCGGGCAAAGCTGGGTAAAAATACCCAAGAGGACGAGGGGACCGGGATGGGCCCCCCTTTTTTTTGGCTTTACGCCACCTTCGGCTGCCGAGTGGCGCGACGGCCGCGCTTGCGGGGTGCTGGGGCTGGAGCGATCGGATCCAATGCGGCGGGCAGCAGAAGTGGCTCCGGCGTAGCGGGGAGCATTGCCAGCTTGCCCATCGCGTTCTGCATCGCGGCTTCAGATTGGCGCCGCAACAGCCAATCCACAACTTCAGAACTGTTCCCGCCAAATGCCAACGCATAGCGCTCAGTAGCTGCTATAGCAGCGTCCAAATTCGGGGAGCTAACCGCCAAATTCGGGGAGCTGGCGGCGCCGGGAAACTCAAGCGCTCGCAACCCTGCCCACGGGTGCTGCCAGGTGAAGCGCAGCCAGTCGGCGGCAACGATCACGCAGGCGATCGCAACGCCAATGGCGCGAGCAGTGGACTCAATCGCGGGGGCCCAGTCAGCCCGAAGTGCCGCCTTGATGGTGGTGTTCATTGTTTTTGGGGTGTGGATCACCAACCGGGGCCGCTCAGGGTCCTCGCCGGGTGGTTGGAAATGGTGCGTCGAATCGCTTCGACTTCCAAACCATACCCCATCGGTTGCGCGACTGCGAGTGCGGCCGTAACAATCCGTAGTCCTTGCTGCTGCTACAATGGCGGAGCAGCGGGGTGGTTCCTGTTGCGCACCGAGGCAGCTCGGTGGTGGTAGGCGGGGCCCCTGGCGTTGATCGTTAGGGGCTTCGCTGTTGGCGGCTAAGGGGGATCAGGGTGATCAGTGCCCCTGGCCGTTCGTCGCCAACGCACCAACGCTTTTTGATCACCATGTCGCAAATCCTGGCGTCATCCTCATAGGCCAGGTTCGACAACGCATCTTCGGTTGATCGCTGAAGCTTGCTGGCATCGGGCTTGACGCAGTGATGCAGCGGCGCTTCCTTGCTGGTTGCGCTGCTCAGGGCTGCATTGAGCGGCTTGAGTGTGCCATCACGGCGGCAGTGATTGGCAGGTCGCTGGAACAAGAACACCGCCGACATACAAATCGGGCCCCGCATCAATGGCACCTTGGCAGCGATGGCGGCGTGGGCCACCATTGCTCGCCATGGCTTGACGTTCTTGCAAGATTCAATCATCACCCCTTTACCAACATGGACTTTGCTTCCCTGGGGTGCGGGCGCCATGTCTTCAACCAGGAAGGTGATGGGCTCCATCAGAATGGTAGGCTGAGGCTGACTTTTCGATGATGCTTGCAATGGCATGAACGACAAAGCCAGCGTACATTTAATGGTTCTGAGTAATCATCGTGATGCGCGTCAGGTTTGCAAGATTTTTTACAAGCAGAGCAACTGTCGGGCCTAATAAGTTTTCCGTCGCGGATTGCGTTACTTGTTGCTCTAGTCGCTTTAGCCCTCACGGGATCAGCAAGGTGTCTTTCAGTCAAGGCCCTAAGCTGGGCTTTGCGATCGGGATTATTGCTTCGCTTGCGATCGTATTCGTTAATTCTTTCAATGTTTTGCGTTCTGTGATGCTGAACTTTTGCCTTTACACACTCTCGGCAAAAATTAAGGTGTCCGTCGCTCATTCGAGAATGCGCGTAAAACGCCTCAAGCGATAAGGTTTTCGCGCAACCTTTGCACTGCTTTAATGTTTTCATAACTAGAAAGGTATATCTTCTTCTGATGGCTCACCTGCGACCCAATCTGAATTGTCATTACTGGAGTCCCGCTTGCTATCCAGCAAGGTGAGATCCTTAACGTTAAGCACAATCTTACTTCTTTCCTCTCCCGATCCTTTATCGGTCCAAGTTTCGTTTTCAAGCTGGCCAGAGACGGCAATCATGCTGCCCTTGCGCACGTAGTTGGCTGCCACATCGGCGGTTTTGCCCCAAATTTTGAGTTTGAGCCAGAGGGGTTTTTCGTCGCGCTTCCATCCGTCAACTGCGATGTTGAATTCAGTAACCATTTTACCGGACTCGAAGTAACGGACTTCAGGATCTTTACCAGCGCGACCGGTAAAAGTGCAGACGTTGAGAGATGCCATGATTAGGGTTGATGAAGGTTACCGGGTTGGCCCCGTCGGGCGGGGTTAGGCGGGTTCAGCGCCGGCATCTGCAGCCTTCGCCCCGGCGTCGTTCCACCTGGCAACAAATTCAGCCGGTACGCCATCGGTGATGAACTTCTCCTGTGACCGAACAGAAAGACCAGCAATGTTCTCGCATTTGCCTTTGCTGATTTCAAGCGCCATGGCAGCAATGCCGGCCTCGGTAAGCCCCGACTCCTGGCACGCCTTAATGGCCGCCGCCGTGGTGGCCGCAAGTCCGCTAAGGGGTTGGGTGGTGTCGCTGGGTGGCGCGGCGCTGCCGGGTGCTTGGGCGGCGGGGGCTGGTTGGCCAGCAGGGTCCCCCCGTCGAACAACGGCTGCCGCTGACTGGCGCGGAGCAGAAGAGCCCGCTTGTTGGGTTCGCTGCGAAGACGATCGCTGGGAACCTGACGCAGGCGGGGCATCACCCTCTACCTCCCGCTGCAGCTTGTCGTAAAGAGCCAGGCCAAACGGGTTGCCGAAAGTCATCAGGGCCCGCTTCATCGCGTCGGTCTCTGCCTCCTTGAGCGCGGATTCATGGGCCTGTCCTAGGTCCACGTCGATACCGTGACCAGCGCCGCTGCCTTCGCGGATGATTGGCTGCAGCCCGCCAGCGGTGACGGTGATGCGCACGCGGGCGCTGTAGGTGACACCCCATCCGGGTCTTTGTTGTTTGCCGACTGGTCGCTCTAGCTGAGAGACACACTTAAGCGTGACAGTTTCACGCTGCCAGCCATCAAAGCCAAAGATGCGGTTGGCTTCTGCAATTACAACCCAGCCTTCAATGTAGCTGAGTTTCTGGCCAGACTGCTCGCGCTGCTTGACGTTGGCGCGATCAAGCGGTGCCGCCAGGGCTGCAATCTGCTCAGCCGAAAAACCGGCACGGTTTCCAGATTGCAAGACTTCTGTCCCTACCCGTGTCAGCGGCGGAAATTCATCGTGTGCCATAGGGCTTTGGTGGTGGTGATGCCAGGGCTGGCTGTGGGGGGCTGTCCCCTGGCTTTGCAATTCTACCATCCCTCTAAGCCGTCTGTCGAGCGTAGCGCCTACGGTGCCTCACAAACCAAAACACCCCCATGCCGACCACACCCACACCTACGCCTATCCGCATTTTCGTCACCAGCCAGGAGGAGGTACGTCAGGTCTGGCTGATGTTCTGCCAGCAAACCGCCATTGACGCGGCCGAGGTCTGGCAGGGCGGGAGCTTTTTGTTTTTGATGATCCGGCACGACAAAGGACTGCCATCGCGGACGAGGGTGCCGCGTGGGTGTTTCCAGGGTGACGCCGCCTCTGAACCAGGCCCCGCAGCACTCTAACCGCCTAGTCCCGCAGGGTAGCGGATCGCTGCGGCTGACCTATGGTGGGACCGTGCTGGCCAGGGCTTGACCCGGCGCCAGGCATAAAAAAGCCTCACGGCCTGCCAGGGCGCATGAGGCTTTGATCAAACCACTTCGGCAAAATTCTACATGACACAAGCCTCAGGCGCTGTTGAGCCGGCAGCACGTATCACGCGGCCGCGCTTTGCCCAGGTGCCGATCGCATTGCTCGAAACCTGCGCAGATCGCAAGGGGACCCTCTTTGTTTACTCTTGGCTGTGGCACTACGCCGGCCAGAACGACCAGGCGTTCCCATCAATCGCTCGGCTGGCTATGGAGTGCCGCATGAAGGAAGACCACGTTCGAGCGGCCCTGCGGTGGCTTGTGGAAAACGGATGGATCAGTCGTGTTGACCGAGTGGGGCAGACGGCGCTTTTTCATGTGAGATATGAGCAGACCCCTCCCCCAAAAGGGGGACCCCTCCCCCAAAAAGGGGACCCCCCAAAAAGGGGACCCCACCCCTCCCCCAAAAGGGGGACCCCCCCCCTCCCCCAAAAGGGGGACCCTAACAAGAGGGATTTAACAAGAGGAACTGAACAAGAGTCTTTAGAACCCC